GGATTGTCTGACGGTGTCCCTAGGGCTCGCATAGTGCTTGTCCCTAAGGATAGTCGAGGACCTCGTGTCATCTCGTGTGAGCCTGCTGAACATATGTATATTCAGCAGGGGATCATGGGCGTGATGTACGAACACCTCGAAACTCGAAGCGTCACCCGTGGATTTGTTAATTTCACGGATCAGTCCCTAAACCGAGAACTGGCTCGCCTGGCTTCTATGTCAGGTAAACTAGCTACTCTCGACCTAAAGGATGCATCTGATCGTGTTTCTCTCCAGTTGGTCAGGCGTGTTTTTCCTGATTCATGGATTGAATGCCTCATGGCATGCCGAACACCGGCAACACTATTACCAGATGGACGAGTCGTGGAGCTGCAGAAGTTTGCGCCTATGGGCTCTTCTGTTTGCTTTCCAGTAGAGGCGCTGGTCTTTTGGGCCAGCGCTGTCGCGACGCAATTAGAACGGGGCCTTCAACCGGAGGCTTACGTCTATGGAGATGATATAATCGTTCCGTCAGACATGGCGGGCGACTGTATACGCAACCTTGAGGGCATTGGATTAAAAGTCAATGCAAGCAAAAGTTACGTAACGGGGCCGTTTCGCGAGTCTTGCGGGGGAGATTACTACCTCGGTAGTGATGTTACTCCGGTTCGGCTCAAGAAGTGGTTTGGTTCATCTGTTCTAGAACTCGTTAGGGCTGCCGACTTCGTTAATGAATTAATAGCGAAGTTCGGGTTACGCGGAACGATACTGGACATCTTGGATTTAGTCCAAGAGCACTGTCGTTACGTATTCCCGAAGACTGAATTACCTGTGCCCTGCACAATAAGGACTCAGTCACGAGCCACTAATGATACTCGCTTTAAACGTCGTTGGAACAAGGGTCTCCAACGATACGAGTATCTAATTATCACGCCACGGTGCAACGCTGTTGAGCGTCACCCCGCCGATTGGTGGGAGTTGCTAAGGAAGCAACTTACACGTGATAATCGCGAACTAGCAGAGTGGGATGAGGTTGGTCTACTGTTAAAGACTATCAGTAAACCTGTCCCGCCTGGCTACTACGTGGACCCACGCGCCATCCACAAAGCGTGGAAATGGACCTGGCTTGGTAGCTAGGTCCACGCATGGAGAGGATAACACGTTTAACCGCGCGCGGCGGTGATCATT